TAATGGAGGCACAGCTTATGAAATGTATAGGACTCATACCTGTTCGCGATGGCAGACAGCCATGGGAAACAGGACGCGAGTCCAGGGTTCACCGCAATCTCATCCACATTAGGTTCACCAGGGGGTCCAACGGGTCCAAAGACCTCACGTAGATACTCACGGTGCTTGATCCTAATATCAAGGCCTGAGGAGCGAAGCTCCGGGCCCTGAACCTTCATGGTGCGACTTATTGCGACAGGTGCAGAGACTTTTTGACCTTTTTGGGTCTTCTTGTTGTTGTTCTTGTTTGCTTTCTTCGTCATTATGTTGTTCGAAACACGGGATCCCTGTCGAACACAGGGACTGTTCATTGCGAGACAACCTCTCCAGGATGTTCCGTGCAGTCTCTTGGCATTTTGTTTAGCTCGAAAGTTTCGCCAGTATTACCGATACGGTATATACACGACTCTCGGTCAGATAATTTTGAGAAATTAAGTGACCAACGATTTGGACAATTACGCCTCGCAACCCCGTATCCCCACTTTACTCCAAACGATTTCCGCGCTCTTCTACACACTCCAGTTTCGAAGGAGATTCCCGGGTAGAACGGCTGAAGGCCAGGCACAGGTACCCTGTTTACAGAAACAGGATACCGTGTCCAGTGTTCAGCCAAGCCAGCATCCGACATAGGGCAGAGAGCCCTTATCGTAGATAGCCGGCGCGGTAGATGTTCAACATCTGGTGGGGTGTGGCCGAGCTTCAGCCATTTGTCAAAATAAAGGAGCCGCGCGGTAAGCGCATCAACCTCCTCGGGAACCTCCGTGTCCGAGAAGCGAGCCTTTGGGGCCAGACCCTCCAACAATGGGGAAGGTTTGGGAACACCCAAGACCCGGTACAGGGACAGGGAAGGCTCGCGCAGAAAGCGAGCGGCCATCCTCCGTTGATCAGGAGTGAAGGCGAGAGTATCCGGCGCAAACCGGACACAAACACCATACCCTCCCAAATGAACTGGCAAATACCAGTTCGGGCGGAAGCGGCCCTTACCGGGCCATCGCCCCATAATCAGGGGTATACAACACGCAGTCCACGGAAGCGCTGCAACCATTTTGTTCAACTCCGTCGCTATCTGAGTTGGGGTAGCCGTGGAGGCACCCGACTTCAGACACTGACCTTCAATCAACCTTTGATTGAGGTAGTGTATGCGCTGCACCTGGCCCTTTCGGGAGATGCGAAAAAGTTGGCTGTTAATGGAAGCAAAATTCCCAGTGAGATAGTTCTTTCCAGGGGAAAATCGGAACCCGACCTTCCCAACCTCTTTAGTAAAGAGCTCGTACAACAATTCGTTGCAAGGAAACAACATATCATCGCCATTCACTATGACGTTCGTCACAGCATCGGCCCAAATGGCCTGACGATGCTCACATTCGGTGGAGCCCCACTCCGCCAGATCCACCCACCGGGCCAAGGCCCGGCGGTAGCATGCCAAATTTATGACACACAGAAGTGGAAAAGACAGAGGGTGGCCCATAGGCTGACCCTCGCCCGCAATAATCTTGCAGGGCAGGGGTTCAGGATATCGAATCTCCCCTTGGCAGAAGGAGGCCTTTGCGAGGCCAAGCCAATAGGGATCCTGGATCCCCTCCAGAGCAAGGAATGTAGAATCCCGCTTCAAACCGTCCGTCGCGGCGGAGTAGTCTACGGAGGCCATCAGAGTAAACTCTGTTGGCTTCCTGTCGACCATCTGCTGCACGCGGGCAGTAAGATCGGATTCCAGCATGGTTGATTCGGGCCGCTGTTTCCAGCGTTGCAGCAATGCCCCCTGAAGGGGTTGCAGATACGAATATAACCAGCCAGATCCTATGGTTAGGATCCTATATTTCCCTCCGGCCTCAGGTAGGGCCGTGACTTTGGAGGAAAGGCGGAGTCCGTGAAGGACCTCCGATTCGCACCGCAGGAACTGCTCACGACGGTGAGCCTCCAGTGCGGAGTGCAGTTGGGGTAAACGACCCACGCACCAGCCTTTCGCTCCGCCCTCCGTACCGACCGAGAATTCGTTCAGTACGGGGGGAGGGAGTGGAGCGAAGAGACTAGCCGAGCCTCCCTTGGAACGGGGACGTTCCCAGGATGAGTGTGAGGTCGGCATAAACTTAGTAAAATGATGTGAGGATATATCCCGAAACACTTCAGTGGAAACTGCGCGGATCTCCCCAGCCATCAACCCGTCTTCGACGGGCGATGGTGGGAGAGAAAAAGCCGCGCGGTGACGCTTGAGTGCCGACAGGAGAACGCACTCGGGTGGCAAAGGCCACGCGAGCTTAGCGCCCCGCTGCAAAGAGTACATAAACTCCGCATCATCTTTTAAGAATCGGCGACAAATCGTCCGATGACAGAAGCCTTGAAAAAGAGGCTTCTCGTGGCCCACAGGGGCCGCAGGATAGGGATTCCGGTCCCTGACAAACTTGGCAAAAAGCCTATCCAGCCAATACTTAGCGTACGGCTGCTCCTGCTCCTGTGGTAATGCAAAAAGTTGCTGGGCGGTCAAGGATAAAGACCGACACAGCTTCCCCTGGAACTTATCACACATCCAGTCAACAGAAAGTGACGTACGTGAAACAAATACCAGGAGAAATGAGGTTATTATCTTGCGAACTGAGGGTCTACAGAGACCCCCAACTGGAAATATCCTTTTTTCCAGCGAGACGATAAAAGGACTCACAGACCGTGAGTTCACCTCTCCTTTCATCGTAGTACCAGAGCGGCACCAAACCCGTTTAGTGGAATTACGCGGGACGTTAAACAAGCGTTCCGACTGGGCCATCAGG